GTCACTTACGCAAACCCAAATGGCACGCCAATAAACATCACTAACTACACGGCGGCTATGCAATTGCGTGCTACTCCACAAAGCGTAAATCCAGTTTTAACTTTAACTACACAAAACGGCGGAATCACAATTACAGGCAATACAGGAACAGTTGCACTACATGCCACAGCCGCACAGACCATGGATATTGTTGAAGGCTCATACGCTTATGATGTTGAGATTTATTCTGCAACTAATCCATCTGTAACAACCCGATTAGTGCAAGGTTCAATTCTAGTTTCTGCGGAGGTCACACGGTGAGCCAAGATCAAATTACGGTATCGCCAGTAATCAACCAAATCACTGTTGCCTCACCAGGACCACAAGGACCTGCGGGCGCATTTCAACCATCTGATATTGCTTATACTCATGTGCAAGCCGTAGCAAGTGCTACTTGGACCATTAACCATAACCTTGGTTTTAATCCAACGGCAGTTGTCTTGGACTCATCAGGAACGCAATGTGAAGGCACTTTCAGTTATCCTACGCTTAATCAAATGGTGATCACATTTAGTTCAGCATTTACGGGAAACGCTTATGTTGTATAGGAGCATATAAATGGCAAGAAAATTTTTAGTATCAATTGATCTTAACAAGAATGAACTGCAAAACGCGGTTATTCAAAACCTTGGTACTGCACCAGGCACACCTCTTGCTGGTCAAATTTATTTCAACACAGGTGACGGAGAGATTTACTACTATGACGGTAGCGCCTGGGTATCTGTACTAAATGAATCAGAAATTATTTCAGGAACTTTTGCGGCACGCCCTGCGGCTGGTGTACCTGGCCGTTTGTATTTTGCAACAGATCAACAAATTCTTTACTTTGATGACGGAACTGCTTGGGCGCAAGTTGCCAACTTTGGCAATGTGTCAGCACAAACATCTTATGGCGCATCAAGCGGAAACGGATCTGCTAATACATACTCCCGTTCAGATCACACCCACGGTACGCCAGGACTTTCTAATACAACACCACAATCATTAGCAATAGGTGGAAGCGGATCTGCTGGATCAGCCTCTGCACCTAGCCGTGATGATCACACTCACGCTATGCCTACATTTGGCAATGTCACTGCACAAACATCATTTGGTGCGGCAAGCACAAATGGATCATCTACATCTGTTTCACATGCAGATCACCAACATGGAACTCCTACACATGACAACGCCGCTCATGCAACAATTAATCTTTCAGCGCTCGCCGCTCCTACTGCTGATGTTTCATTTGGTGGCTATAAGATCACATCTGTTGCTACACCAACATCATCAACTGATGCGGCAAACAAAGGCTATGTAGATGCCGCAATTGAAGGTTTAACCTGGAAAGCCGCCGCAAACTTATTTGCATCATCTGATGTGGCTCTAACAGGCTCAACTGGCACATTAAACATTGATACATACGGTGCTTTAACTTCTGCTGATAGCGGATACCGCATTGTTCTTTCAAATCAAACAACAGATACTGAAGATGGTATTTATGTTTACACTGATGACGGAACTAACTACACCTTAACCCGTTCCGCAGATGCTTCTACATTCCAAGAATTAGAAGGCGCAACAATTTATGTTCTAGAAGGAACTACAAAGGCTGGTACTTCTTGGACTCAAAGCAATCACTATTTATCATCATTTGCAGGTCAGACCTGGGTACAACTAGCAGGACCTGGCGTATTTACTGAGGGTAACGGTATTGATATTGCCTCCAATGTAATCAGCGCTGTTGCTGGTACAGGTATTACCGTGACATCAGGCGGAATCAACATTGATACTGCTGTTGTAGTAACCAAATATGCGGCAAATGTCGGTGATGGCTCAAATACTTCTTACACAATTTCTCATAACTTGGGAACTAAAGATGTGCAAGTGACTGTTTATGACAACTCCAGTCCATACGCTGAAGTGATCTGTGATGTCCAACATACAAGCACCACAGCAGTCACCCTGTTGTTCTCAGTTGCGCCAACTTCAAATCAGTATAGAGTTGTAGTCCAAGGTTAATAACTTCCCGCACTACAAGGGGATAAAGGGAGATACACATGGGTCTGCGTGACCGTATCGCAAGAGCATTAGCAACTGGCAGTATTGAAAAAGGTCCAAACCTGCCTGCTGGTACAAACACAATTCCAACTGAAACGCTTATGGCGCAAGGTGCATTGGCTATGCAACAACAATATGGAATTGTAAATCCTTTACCTAGATCTCCTTACTCTGCAAGCGTGCCATTTGGTCCAGGATTACCAATCCCTGCCGCCGCAATTAACCCAATTAATCCAACAACGGGCCGCCCTGAACCACGCCGCTATGAATATCAAGTTGCTCAGAACATCAACATCACTGAAACACGGCTTGTACCTTTTAAAACACTAAGAGCCGCCGCAGATCAGATTGATATTTTGCGCCGTTGCATTGAAGTAATTAAAAACAAAATGTCAGGTTTAGATTTTGACATTGTTATGGGAACTGACGCATCAGAAAAAATTGCGACAGAAGCAGGCGGAGATCATGTGCGTGCCATGGCTAAAGCCCGTGAGAAATACACAGATGAAATTAATAGATTGCGTACATTTTGGGAAGTACCTGATAAAGCCAACGGATATACCTGGGCTGATTGGTTAAACATTGCATTAGAAGATATTTTAGTTATTGATGCTTGGGCTATTTACCCACAAGCAACAGTAGGCGGAGATCTATTTGGCTTTCAGATCTTAGATGGATCAACTATTAAGCCATTAATTGATGACCGTGGTATGCGCCCAATGCCACCTAATGCGGCTTTCCAACAGATCCTTTATGGTTTTCCTAGATCTGAATTTACAGCAACTGAGGAAGATCCAAAGGCAGATGGTGAATTTACTGCTGATCAATTGGCTTATTGTGTGCGTAATCGCCGTTCTATTTCTGTATATGGATTTAGCCCAACAGAGCGAGCGTTACCGCTAGCGGATATTTACCTACGCCGTCAGCAATGGCTACGGGCTGAGTACACAGATGGTGTATTGCCTGATCTTATGTTTACAACTGATGAAGATTGGGGAACTAACCCTGATCTATTGCGTGCCTATGAAAACATTTTAAATGATGACCTTGCAGGACAGACTGAACAGCGTAAGCGTGCAAGATTGCTACCTAAAGGCTTATCTCCAATTGTTAATGAAGGCTATGGCGAGAAATTTAAAGACACGCTTGATGATTATTTAATTACTAGCATCTGCGGACACTACGGCGTACAACCTGCTGAAATTGGGTTTGCTCCAAAGGGCGGATTAGGCGGAGGCGGATTTGAAGAAGGCCGCGCTCAGAACGCTGAGGCTATTGGTATTCAACCATTGGCTAACTGGATCTCAAAAATGGTCACAAACCTTTCTTACACATATCTAGGTATGCCAAGAGAATTAGAATTTAAATTGATGACATCACAGCGTTTGGACAATGAGGAAAACGCACGCAAATCACAGATTGAAATTACTAGCGGAGGTAAAACAATCAATGAGCGCAGATCAGAATTGGGATTGCCATTGCTTGATACCCCACAAGCAGATATGCCGTTGCTTGTATCGGGATCAAGCGTGTATTTGTTCTCACCTGAAGGAATCATCAACGCATCAACAGTTGCATCTGCTCCTACTCTTGAAGGGCCTGACGCAACACCAACAGAGCCAACCACTTTTAATCCGCTTAATCAGAAACCTGAACAGGAAGCGACACCTGAACAAGAGGCAGAGGCTGATGAAGAAACTCAAAGAGAACAAGCGGCTGAAGTAAAAGCATTTATGAAATGGGCCAACAAAGGCAAGCGTGCAAGACTGTTTGAGTTTAAAAGCCTAGATCCAATTGTGGGAGATGCACTGAATCGCTGTGCCTTTGATGGTGATTTAGAAACTGCTAGGGCGCTCGCTAAGGCTTATCTAACATGATTGAAGGCGCTCTAGAGGCAGATGGGCGCATAGCGGCAAAGAACGCAACCAAGATCAGAGCGGCTCTCATGGAAATGGCCGATTACAAAAAGATCTTTTTGCAGTATCAGGAAACGCAACCGATCTCTACAAAAAACAAAGCACAAGATAACTCCCGCGCTCGCGCCTGGGCAATTATGAATGTACGGCTACGCACAGAAGCCCTAGCATCTACATTGTGGCGAACCTGGGCAGAGGCTTATGTCTTGGGTGAAGCGGCGGCAGATGAATGGATAAAGAAAACAATCCAGGCTAACAAAGCGGCTGATGATGGCTACATTGATTGGCGTAACTGGCAACCAGGCGATAGAGCCACAGCATTAATGTTGCGTAGGCCAGGAGCGTTTCAAAGATTATTAGATCAAACTAATGTGACTATTAAAGGCATGGACAGAACAAGCCTTGCAGATATAGGCAACGCATTGGCTACCACAATAGAACTTGGATTAGATGCAGAACGCGCCTCAATTCTTATAGGCAAGCATGTGGCTAGCGCATCAAGAGCATTAACTATTGCAATCACGGAACAGAACAGAGCCATGTCTGCGGCCACAATTCAACGCTATAAAGATGCTGATTTACAAAAGATGGAATGGCATGTGTCAGATCCATGCGATAAATGCGCTCAAAATGCAGGTGCAGTAGTTCCTATTGGTACATCATTTCCTACTGGGGCAACACAACCACCGCAACACCCACACTGCCGTTGCGTATTATTGCCAATAATTCCAGGAATGAATGAAGATGAAATAGCCCCAACTGGTACAACACTTGTAACTCCGCCAACACCTACTGTTGTTCCAACTCCTACTGTTACTCCAGCACCTACAGTTGCCCCTGTATCCGTTAATCCAGCATTTGCAATCTATGATGAATTAGATAGCCGCCCATTTATACCTGGCAAGTGGGAGATAGTTCCAAGAGAAGCAATGAGAGAAGTAGAACTATCAAACATCATACGCTCACGAACCAGTCCAATAGACAGAGCAAGAGCGGCTGTTATTTATGATATTCACGCAAAGAAAATGGATCGGGATTTTGTAGCCAAAGGTGTTGTTTACAAAAACGGTCCAATAGAAGTGCAATTTGGTGGCGTAGGCCTTGCAATCAAGGAAGAAATCCGTCAAAAAGTAATTGATGAAGTAGAGAAATTACAATTGAGTAATCCTAAAGATCGTGCCGTAGTCCACATCACTAAAGACAGTAAAAACAAATACGGTTGGGCATACTTAGGCCAAGAAGATCTATGGATTGTTCCTAAAATTGTTAAAGATACAGAGTTAAAAGTAAGCGGTGCAGGCGGGTTTAAGATGCCAGTAACCGCAACTACTACGCAATTTGAATATACATTAAGCCACGAATGGGGTCATTTAGTTGATAATTTAGCCCAAGGTTCTATATCAAGACAGGCTGAAAGAACAACCCAAGTAATTGCTAAGGTTAAAAAAGAATTTCCTGATGCCTTTAAGAGCCGATATTCAGGAGAAAACACTAAAGAATTCTATGCTGAAATGTTTACTGAGTATTACAGGACTGCTGGACAGACTAACAATAAATTAGTTCAGGCTATGGCTACTGAATTTGGCTGGAAAGTTCCTGGCGGGGTAGTACAACCTAAACCTGTTCCTGTGCCTACTCCAGTAGAACCTCCTAAACCTAAAAAGGTTGTGGCTAAATACAGCAATCAAGAAGAATTTGATAAACAAGAGTTGCTCAAAATTATTGACATTAAAGAAAATCAAATGGGTGTGGTCACCATTTATGACGGCGCTACACAACAATACATAGAGGCTTTTAAATACACTGGAGATGACCGTTTGAAGGCTATATTACAAGCGCAAGGCTTTACTGCTAAACCTACCGTTTTAAGTGCTGATGATTTTGCCGTATTAGAACAATTGAAAACACCAATTATTTACCGTGGACTAACTGCTAGTTCAACTAAATCTGTTGATCAAATGATTAAAGAATTTAAAGACGGAGAAATGTATGTAGGTACGGGCGTTGCTGGAAATGGTGTTTATGCGGGAACTGATCTAAACTATGTAATCAAATATGCAGGAGATAATCCTGACAATGTAATGACTATGGCTTTATCTCCAACAGCCAAAACAATAGATATGGAAGAAGCAAAAAGGCAAGCCAAGGCGGCAAGTGCCGCTTTTTATGACAAAGCATTTAAACGCCAAGCAAGCCCTGGTTCACTTTCAACCCCTGAAATGCAAAAGTTTGTAGATAGTTTTGGTGATATAACTGAAGAACAAGCAAGGCAACTGGGTATTTTATTTAGAGATCCAGGCCGTTATGCCGCAGTTAATGGGTATGACGCAATCAAACATGTAGATGAAGATGGCGGCATCTATGTAATCCTAAACAGAGGGGCAGTGAGGGTAAAAGAATGATTACAGATCATGTAATAAGCATAAAATGGGCAACAGCAATTAACAGTTTTAAAGTAAACAAGATAGAAGATGCTGAGGTTCTTGATCAATTTAGAGATTGGTACACAAAGGCATCATCAATTGATGAAGTACCGCAACCATATAGAAACTGGGTATTGACAGGCTTGCCTGCTAAATACACAAAACAGACACCAATAAAGGAGGCGTAATTAATGAATGATAAAGAAGAAAGTTGCGATCCAGTAGATTTTATAGATCCAAAGGAAGCGACATTACAGGAACTTTATTACTTGGCTGAAAGAGGGGTAGCAGAAGCCAAGGAAATGGTGAAGCAATATGACAAAGAGGTTGATGCAGAATTACAACGCGCAGAGAAACAAATTGATACAGTTAGCGCTAAGGCTTTAACCGTTGAATGGATAGAGGACTAATGACCAACTTAACTACCTCATTTTTTAGTATTGAAAAAGCAGATCGTAATGCTGATGGCACTATGACTGTTTATGGAAAAGCAACTGATGACTCACTAGACATTGATCAACAGATCTGTGACAAAGATTGGTTAGATCGCGCAATGCCACACTGGTTTAAATCAGGCGGCAACATCAGAGAGCAACACAGCAATATTGCGGCTGGCGTTGCTAAAGAATATGAGGCTAAAACTGACGGTCATTACATCACCGCCCTGGTAGTAGATCCAGTTTCTGTTAAGAAAGTGGACTCAGGAGTTCTTAAAGGTTTCTCTATTGGAATTAAAAACCCACGCGTAGTCCGCGATCACAAAGCGGCTAATGGTCGGATTGTAGATGGACAGATTGTTGAAGTTTCCCTGGTAGATCGCCCTGCAAACCCTAACTGCCAATTGGTTTTGGCTAAGTCTGCATCAGGAGATGAAACCGTAATCCAGGTGGAAGAATTACATGAAACTTCAGTAATTCAGAAAAATAATCTAATACAATCTGAGAATAAATCAGAGAAAGAAAGTGACTCAATGGAAAAAACAATTATCTCAATACCTAAGTCCATTGTGGGCGATCTTCTAAAGTTTGATAAGACTCAATTTGAAGCGGCCCGCGAAGCACTTGCTAATTTAATTTCTGTTGAAGCACAAGAAATGAAACAAGGCAGTAACGAAATTGGATCTATTTCACATCTATTAGAAGCAGTAGCACACCTTGCCGCTTGGTATGAAGGCGAGAAAGCAGAGGGAGAAGTAATGGAAGAAACAGAAATTGAATTGTCTAGTAAAGCAGATGATAAAGAAATGATGCCCGCTAAAGGTGAAACTAAAGATGCCTTTATGAAGCGTTGCAAAGAAGCAGGAAAATCTGATGAATATGGAATGAAATGTTGGGATAAATACATGAGCAAATCTGATGCCGCAGAAGATATGACACCAACTGCTGAAACTGGAGCAAACTTAGACACAGCAACAATTGTTCCTCCATCTGATGCACCTAAATCTGCTGAGGTTGGTGGATTAGAAGTTGCAGACACAGTTGCAG